CTCAACTTCGATTTCGACTTCGGAACTCATGATTACTCCTCTCAGCCATTAATTCAGGTTGGCTGGTTACCTGTTTACATCACACCGACTCCACCGCCAGTGGAAACGCCAGATACGGAATCACCGATTCCCGCACTCGAAATGTCAGCACCAGTGCCGACGTCAACAGCACCAGTGTCATTAGCTAGGGACGGGGTACCGGATTGTTCTACGTGAGACCCACCGGTCAATATGGACATGGCTTCACTGGGGGTCAGACCAGTCTGTTGTGCCATATCCAACGCTATCTGGGCGAGAGATATAGTGGGTTGTGCGGTTTCGACTGGGGTCATCATACCTTTGACTGCCTGACCCATCGTCCTTCCGGTAAGTGCATATCCGGCGGCGAAACTCAGTGGGTTGGATAAAAATCCGATGACATTGACACCGCGTCCGATAATGTCACCGACAGTGAGCGGCACACCGGCTTCATCCACAATGCCGGTTTGTGGATTGCCCGACAGTATACCACCCCCAGTGGTACCGCCGAATGAATCTTGTTGGTAAGATCCATCGCCGGTCATCGGTATCGTGATATCAGATGAAGAAACAGGTGCGGTCGGAGGAACAGGTGTGGTCGGAGGTGTTGGAGGAGGAAGTGTTCCGATTCGACGCAATTCAGAACCGACATTTGTTCCCATCCCTGCTGATTGCAGGATCGAATTCAACGCGGCACCAAAGGCCAGATCTCTGACACGCGGGTCCATCATCGAACTCCCATTGTGGTTTGACGAATCGACTCGATGGCATCGAGAGTCGCTCGGTCAGAATCCAATCGGATATTGGATTCGATTTCAGCCGTTTTCGCTTGCTTGAGCCGAGCATCGGCTACGGTATTGACAACATCCGCCCTGGCCTTCTCGGCCTTGGCGACAGCTTCTTGTGCTGCGGCTTCCAGGTAGATGGTATTCGGATCCGGACGCTTATTTTGCATCGCGGACATGAGCGCTTCGGCTTCCTTCTCATTCGGCTTGACGACACCGATTTCAACCAACTTACGACGGAAGTATTCGCGAGCCTCTTTCAGACCTTCACCTTCCATGTTCATGATCGCCATGGCTTGAAGCACGGATTGGGTTTGCGGATCTTGAGTGATCGCCAACATACCGGTGAGTGCTCGCACAATAGCAGCGCGCTGACTGACGAATGAAGGACCGACGCTCGACACCACATCAAGTTTCGCTTGACTCAGGTCATTTTCATAGATGACTTCGCCTGTTTCTTGGTCGACCTTCGGCTTCAAAAGCTCGATCATGGACAGTTCGCCCTGATCTCCCAGACCCTTCATCTTGCGACCAGACTCGATGTAAATGTCGGCTGCCATACTCAGCCACACTTCACCTTCACGACGAGAAGCTTTTGAGAAATTCGAGATATACAAGAACGACTGCATGTCGAGACGCTGCTGCACCATCTCGACGGCGCGACCACTGATATTGCTGACGATGCGGTCGCCTTGTTCTTGATTGCCGAGCGTATCCTTCAGATCTTGTTCGGTGATCTGAAGAAGTCCGGCCAATGCAGGAGGAACAGCAGCTGATTTCGTGTACGATACCGGCCCTGCGATGGTCATATTGCCATCGGGCCCCATGACCGGGTTCACCAGTAGGTAAGGATAATTCTTCACATTATCCTCGGCCCACATGTTTTGGTGGCCGGCAATCTGTTCGGGTGTGAAGATCGGTTTTTCGACGCTAGAAAGCGCGGATATCTCACCGAGCTTACTGCGTTGCATATTTCCGAGTCGTTGTGCGTCTTTCGACAAACGTACGTGACCCATGCACCGCTCGACGTTGTCGATGAACCAGCGCTTTCCGTATACTGGGATCACTGGGATGCATTGACCGGCGATGTACCCGACGTCATTCAAGATTCGGCTGCCGGACATGATATACAGACGTACACGCTTCCGCTTGATATCGCGTGTACGCACTTCACGAGCGCCGATCGAATCAAGTTCTGTGATCTTTTCATCGGTCAGTTCATCTGACTCGTATCTTTTTTCAGTGCCGTCGATCATTTCATAGTAGTGAATGCGCCTGGACACCATCTCGACACGATAGTACCGGGCCACAAATACTACGTCGGGCGTGCACCAGTCGAATTCGTACTGGTAAATCTCCTTCGGCCAAGACGCCGGATCATCGCCGTATTGGTCTTTGTACGCGCTACGAGTCATGCTCGTGAGCACATAGCACCGGGTGGCATCGGCCTTGTCTTGCCGCTTGGCTTGTAGATCAAAGAATACCGACGAATCGGCATCGTAGATTGGTTCGATCCGGATCCGCTGCGAATCATTGTCTGGATCTTCTTCGTCTTCGTAGACCGGGCGCAATTCCCAGGCGCCGAATCCACCCCCGACTGCTTCTTCGAAGGCATTGTCGTACGCCTCTTCGGCGCTGCTGTCTTGTTGGTCGGCTCGGAACAGCTTGTTGCAAGTATCGGCGAGCGAATCATCCGCCACACCATCCTTGCTCATGAAATTGACGGTGATCCGATTGTTCCGATATTCGTTGAAAATCCGCTGCACAGCCAGTGCGATCTTGTTGACTTCGAATTTGGGTTTGTTCGAGAACTGTTCGCCCAGCGGGCCTTCCCATTGCGCACCAGCGATGCTGTAAAAGCGTCGGTCTTGGAGACATTGCAGCCGCTCGTCACGAAGGGCCGATTGGATGTCATCGAACTCTCGCAGCGCTTCTTGGTGAATACGAGCAAGACGCTGCGAATTGGATTCACGTGCCATGATGGCTCCTTATCGCCAATGATTGATCGTTGGCAGAACGATGATTGAACTGTGCTGTCCCGGTTTGGTCGGGGCAACGATGGCCGGAAATAGTTCGGTGATACCCCAGATCAAAGCATCCGCCCGGTTCGGTGATCGGTCGCCGACGAACCCATTGGTAGTAAAACCGGACAACTCCTCTTCCAGGTCACGGAAGAAACCAACATGCCGGACCTTACCTTGTTCATAGAGTGCTGATACTGGCTCAGCGCGAACGACCTTACCGCGAGTCGCAGTCACTTGCTTATATGCGACTCGGGCTTTACGCGCGTTTGCGGCGGCACGAACTACGTAGGCTACCATAGCTCCGCCATAATTGCCTTCACCAACGATCATATCAGCGTCGTGACGGAAGTAAGCGTCCACTACCACACGACCCCAGGTGGCGGGTCCCGCTTTCACAGTCAGATCTTCGAGCACGTACGCGTTACCGTCTGTACCCAGTCCCACTACCATCACACCGATCGCATCCGCTTCACTACCGGCATCGTCACCTGATCCGGAAGGATCCACCGCAACGATCACACGCACCAGATCGGGTATATCCCCGTTGAGTATACGCCACGTTTCGATCAGTTGGTCATTGAATAGTGCATTCGGGGTGCCATCTGTGAATTCACCTCGCAAGAAACGCTTCTGCAAACGAGGACTCAAGCTCCGGAGTGTGTCGATATAGCTTTCGCTGAGGTTCTGGAGATTGTCTTCCGGATTGATCTGGAACGAAACGTACTTCTCTGGGTCCGGAAGGGGCTTTTTCGTCTCCGGATCGACCTTCTGGATGAACATCCGGTACGTCCAATGGATCTTGTCCGTGGGGTTCATGTCGTAGAACGCCCTCGGGGTCAGGTATTCGTTGGGTGCGATTTCAGCCTTTTGCGCGAGTCGAGTGATGGCAATCGCCTGTGAATTATGCGGAATCTGGCTACACTCGTTGAAATATATCGTCGCGTATTCTTGGCCCAGGATCTTTTCCGTACGCTCTTTGTCGTCTAGACCACCGAACCATATTTCTGACTCATTCGGGAGCGTGACAAACCAGTCCGTCTTATTCAGGCCATATTCCAGACCCGAAAAACACAAGTCCATCACCTTGGGGAATGTATCCAAGATAATGGACGCTTTGATGTGGTTGAAGCGATACCGCAGGATTGCGTGCCTGGACCGTCTTGCTTTCAACGCTCGCAATATCGTGTTGCGCACGTGAAGAAACGTCTTGCCACTTCGACTACCACCAAATAACATCCCGTGGGTGGCCGGACCAGACAATATGGCTTGCGCTTCTTCCTGGCGGGGCGTTAACTTGAATCCGGTCATCAGATACTCATGTCGTACTTGCTGACCATGTTCACCTGGACCATCGTCGGTCCGGTTTGCGGCTGCTGCTTGTACAGGCCGCTGACTTCACCACGCGAGCGTTCTGCTTGAAGAGCGACCTTCAGTTGGCCTTGTAGCTTGGCCATATCGCGAATCGACGCCAATTCCATTAGATGAGACGTCATCGTGAAAATCGATGACTCTTGGATCGATTCCGTGAGAGCCCTAATTCGTAGCTGGATGTTCGGCTGGGACAACAGCCTATTCGCTTTGGCCGCTGCGTGCGTCACATCACCGAACACAGACCGATAAGCAGCTGACGCGTTGCCCGAATATTCGATGATGGCCAAGCAGAACGAATCTTCGTCGACAGACAACGGCGGCAATTCAATCGGCACTTCGATGACAGCCGTTGATGTGGCTGGCGTTGTGACCACGGGAGCGTCGATCACTTCTACCGTATTCTCACTCATCCCTAAAGTATACCACACACATACCAGTGATAGGAAGACTCACATGATGGACCACGGACATGAGATGTGCAAGGCATATCCTGAATATATTCTAGTTCGGAAGAAGTCTACGTCAACGTCGGCGCCGCCATACGACTTCGCGGG